GCCGGTGCATCAAATTTGATGAGTTGGTTATTTACCGTCACGCTGCCGGCCTGCAGAACCTCAGCGTCTGCATACATCTGCGCAATCAAATCTGATACGCTGGAGAACTGCGCCAGCTCTTCATCCGTATACAGCGTCTTGACTACCATAAAACGCTCGTTGATAATTTCTTTGATCTGTGCCTGCAGCGCCTGAATCTGCTGATCCAGCTCCTGCATACTTTCTAACAAAGCTGCGGTGCCCTCCGTATCTCCAGAGGCCAGCAGAGCATCATACTGAGTCTGCAGCGCTTCTTTCTGCCGGTTCAAATCGCTCTTCTGCTGCTGCAATTCCTTCTTTTGCACATTCAGTTCAGTCTTAAACATTTTTTGGTTTTCTGCTTTTTGGGACTTTTCCTTCGGCGTTTTGTCTGTTGTACCTGAAGCAGTTTCAGACGACGACTCCGCCTCAGAAATTTTCCCTGTGACTTTTGCAGCAGCTGATGCTGAGCTGCTTTTCGCGGAGCCTCCGCGCGCGGCAGCCGGAGCAACCACAGCAGATAGTACCAAGACAACCGTCAGCAGCAATGAAAGCCATTTTTTCATTTCTCATTTCCTTTCCGTAATAAAACAAAAAACTGTATGCCGAATTGGCACACAGTTTTAAAACTCTGTGACCTCTTCGGTAGCCCGGCGATCGTAGCAAACTGCCTTAGACCCGTGGCTTTGCGTCCCTGGCTTTCACCAGGTTTGCTATTATCGGAGATATCTCTGTTATTGAGTATACCTATGCCTCATTTAAAAAGTCAATATTCTCCGCAAAGAATATCGCTCTTATGATCAAGATTTAAGATTCTTTTTAAATTTCCAAGATATGATATCGGCATCCTCAAAGGAATGAGCCACCGGCGAGGTGCAAGAATCTTTTCATCTTCTTTTCTCTCCCTCCTCTATAGATCGAAGCGTAATGAAAAACTGCCAAGCCTTTACGGCTTGGCGGTTCTCTTTTCTGGTAGAGGCAACTAACCCAAACGCGAACCTTTTATGCTTTGCAGGCGGGTTTGCGGTGACCATAATATTCAAAGCTTATAATTTTTCTCCAACCATTGCCAATAGCCGGGAACTGTATTATTCTGTAAAAATGATCAATAATTTAATGCAGATCTTACAAAACCCTCCGGGTATGTCTATAATACTAACATTGCTGGATTCGCACCATCAGATTATAAAAAATCAAGAAAAGGAGAGATAATCATGGCCTATATCGTTGATTTTAAAAATGTGTCCACAACTGGTTTGGAGTCGTCGCCTGTGGCGGAGGCGCTTGCCGGTTTACGTGCAAATGAGGCCCGCTACTACATGAATAAATATAAGCATGAATTCGTAGTTGTTCCAGCGAGTGAAAGTCAAGAGACCATAGAATATGTCAATCGAATTTTGAAAGATGAACGGCATATTGAGTTTGCGGCTAAACCATTAGAAACTTCAAGTTTTCAAGTGGAGAATTTTAAAATGGCGCATGTATTTTATGAAGACGGTCTCGAGATAAACGTTATGTACTCCCTTGATGATCCAAAGAAGCGTGCCGTTGGCCTGAAACTTTCCGAAGGTATGGAAGTTCCGAAGGAGCTGGAAGAGAAGTTTAAGTTTGCAAGGCAGAAATCTAAACTGGCTGGAACAATCCGTGGTTCATTTTTTATCATTAAAAAAGAATATTGAGTCAGCGATCAAAATACGCTGCAACCAATTACTCAATTGCAGCGTATTTTGATAAAGTTCTCGGATAAAATGTGCTTTTAAGCGTGTTATCAATAAAATTAAAATCCCTGTAACCATTGCAGTTACAGGGATTTTCTGGTGGCTCAAAGCGGAGCTTAAACGAACCTTTGAAGTGGCTGTTGCTTCTGCATTTTCTACGACTGAGGCATCCAGCGGGATTCTTATTGAGTTCTTTACGCCGGGGCAACTGAATATGAGTTCCAGATCGTCGTCGTACAAATAGACACGTATGAGGAAGGTGTCAAACAGGAGTGCTTGGTATTTCTTATCATGGATGTCACCGTCCCTCGCCATTTCCATGCTGCTGATAAGGTCCTCGCGGTCGACCTGCACAATATCGGCTTTGGATGAGGAGATGATTCCTGTGAGCTTCGACTGCTTTGCCTCCAACTCCATAAGGTGAGCTCTGGTACTTTCGGTGATGATACCGGCATCAATAGCTTTAAGCGTGTTCTTTATGCTGCGCTGCGTGTCGGCCAACTCGTCCTCCAGCCCTTTGATGTGGTCGGTTTCAGACTGCCGCTTAAAATACCCAACGGTTTGGTCGGCGTACCATTCGATTAGCTCATCGGTCAGGCAGTATTCCTTTATCGCCTTTGCAAGCTGCAACTCAATTTCGTCACGCTTAACGTTCTTCTTCTCACAATCCTTTTCCTGCCGTTTCTTTTGGCAAACATAATAGTAATGCAAGGCGCCCGTTCGGCTGGTACCGGAAATCCCGGTCATGGGGCTTTTGCAATGACCGCAATATAACTTTCCGGTAAGCAGATAATCAGCAGCATCGTTTCGATGGCGACCCCTAGCGTTCTTTTTCGTCTTTAACACCTCCTGCACCTTGTAGAACAACTCGTCGCTGATGATTCGAGGAACGCCACCCTCAATGCGGACATCTCCGTAAATATAGATCCCAAGGTACCGCTCGTTCGACAGCAGCTTGTTGAAGCTGCTTCTGCCCCACGGATTCCCTAGCGAAGTCGTCAGCCCACGACCGTTCAAATCAGTATAGATATCGACGATGGGTTCTCCGCAAGAAACGCGGGCATATATCTCCTGTACCACAGCGGCCTGTGGTTCGTCGAGCACATATTTCAAATCTTCATCAGATTTATACCCGTATGGAAGGTGGCCGTTTGCCACCTTGCAATTGGCGGCGTTGTCATAAAGACCTCGTTTGATGTCTTCGGCCATATTTTCGCTGTAAAACTGGTTGACGTTCATCATGGAGCGGAGCGCAAAGCGACCGGCGGCCGTGTCGTCGAAGTCCTCCTCGGTGTAGAGGACACGGATTCCCAAGTCCTGAAGCTTTGCTTCGTTCATCATGGCCTGGAGCATATTCCGCCCCATGCGGTTTGATTTCCACGCGATGACATACTTGAATTTGCCTTTCTCGGCGTCGCGCATCATCCGCTGGAAGTCGGCACGCCGATCGGTCTTTCCGGAAATGGCGCGGTCAGAGTATGTTCCTACAATGTGTAGCCCGATTTCCCGAGCGTATTTCTCGCACTCCTCGACCTGCTGCTCAATAGATGCATCCTTTTGCGCGTGGCTGGAATACCGAGCGTAAATGACGCCGGGCTCCTGCTCTTGCGGATTTTTGGTCTGCTTTTTCTTTGCCGCCAATCGGCGTCACCTCCCACATTGCAGAGCCATATGTCCCAATTACAACGTGCCGCCAATCTGCTGCTTATTTGGACAGCACGACGGCCCAAAACTCATCCTCTGTGAATGTTGGAACCCCAAGCGATGCTGCCTTGTCGACCTTTTCCTGCTTCGCATCAGTTCCAATTATGAGACAGCCTGTTTTTACGGACACGCTTGCTGAAACACGCATACCGAGAGCTTCAAAAACCTCCATCATGACCGTCCGTTCAGCTGTTGGCGAATTTCCGGTGAATACGGCGCTCCCTCCAGAGTGAAGGATTCGGTCCAGCTCGGAAAGTCTGTCGCTCATTCAAGACGAACCGCCGTTCCTGTCGCGCAAATATTGCTCCCGAACGGCTCATAACGTACAGCAATCACGGCATCGGCCCCGAGCTGCGCAGCCTGCTGCCTCATGATTTCCGTGGTTCCCTCTACCCCGTTCTGCCAGCCGCGCTGAACGGCCTTGTTCCCGCCCGGCATAACCATGACTTGGGCGGCAGAGACAACCCCGAGATACTCGCTGATGCTTTTCCCTTCGATAGAAAATGCTGTCGAAATAATCATGTTGAAGTCCTCCCCTGTCAATTTCAAATGCCACATGAGTTTCCATATACAGGATAGCACTTGTCGATGTCAGTCGAAAGTGATTAATTATCTTTTCGCTGCAAGAAATCTAAAACCGTGGTACACTAATTACACTGCCGGCAGAATAAAAGAAAGGATCGGCGAATATGGCATCAAGTAAGAAAGTCCTGGAACTACTGCGCCTTCTCGAAGATGTGCCGGCGGACAGTAAATGTGCGCTATTTACATATCTTCGCTCTTTGCAAGATAACGAAGATAGCGAAGAGCCTCTGCCTTTTTATCCTGAGACAGAGATAAAATAATGCTGACAATTTCAGAATCAGCGTCATTCATCAGACCGCCCTCCATGTTGAGGGCGGTCTTTTTTTTGGACGAATTATCGATTAGATTAACATCCATATCATCAACCTCTGTAAGCAACGCAGACAGAGTCATCCCCATACCAGAAGCCATCTTCTTTAAGGCCGTAAGCGTCGGAGTTACAGGCAGCTTAGTCTTTGGATTTTCACCGCGTTCAATCATTGATATATAACCATTCGACATACCACACGCTTCAGAAAACTGGCGCTGCGAAAGGCCGTGTTCAGCCCTGTATTTAATTATAAAATTTCGCAAATCCACACTGAATTCCTCCTCGCTACGTTCAATCCATTATACATTCTTGCCCTTTGCTATGTCAATCGTATTTGTGAAATAAATTGAACACAGTTTGTGCAATCCTCTTGACACGTGAGAATTTGCGATGTACTATGTGACTGTGCAGCCGATTAAACATTTTGAAAGGAGGTAACTACATGGGGTACAGAATCAAGGAAGTCAGGGTCGCCCTCAAAATGTCTCAGGAGGAACTCTGCGAAAAAAGCGGCATCAGCCGCGGCACGGTATCCGCCCTTGAAAACGGTACTAAAAGAGCAGTTTCTACCAAAACGCTGGTCAAACTTGCACAGGCCTTGAACACTACGGTGGACAAGATTTTTTTTGCCGATTGTGTGTAATCGGTTAAACGCCATAGGAGGAGGCGGACATGGACACGACCTACATAGATATCGGCAAAATGCCGCAACCCGCCATTGACAGACTTTCCGACGGGACGATTAAGCTTCTCAAAACGATTCTGGCTACTCCAGGGGGGCGTGAAGCCTTGGACGCCAAGACAGCGGCGCGGATGGCCAAAAAAGCGGCTGCAAGCGGAGAAGCTGAAAGCAATCACAGCGGCAAATAACAAAGCAACGGAGCTAACCTAATGAAAGGAGCACACAAGATGAAAGGAGTTGTTATTCCCCTCAAAATGATCGGTATGATCGCAAAAAAAGAAGAGGCCGTGCTGCTGTCACAGACACGACCCCGGGCAAATAAACCTGTCAGCATCATATCAGTATCGCGCGCAGCTGTCAATCAGGAGAGGCGGTGCAACCGATGGACGACCTGAAAGAAACGCTATCGGCCGGAGGCATTGCGCCGAAGGAAGCCGTCCGCGTGGTCAAGGCCCGCTTCCCCAGTTTCGACAAGACGCTGCTTTCCAAATGCTCAAAGCCGGAGAAATACGGCGTAGTACTCCATCCTGACGGCTACGAAGCATTGTTTATGAAGTATCCTGCCGCGCAGCCTCGGAAACCTGAGGACACTTCACAGCAAGCCAATTCCGAACCAACCGCTAAAAAGCACAAATCCGGTGGCCATCGCCTGAAATGCCGCATATCATGCCGCCTTGAAGATGACGAGTATGAGCAGTTGCAACGGCTTGTCCGGTCCGATGGGTTTGATACCATGCAGGACTGGCTCACCTATCAGGTCAGGCAATATATCGCAGATTTTGAACAAAGGAGAGACGCAATATGCCAGGAAGAGAAGATTACGAAGAGCGTCGTCAAGCCAGGATCGACCGACTGAACGACGCAGCCTATAAGGCATCAAAAGAATCAGATGCGGCAAGCAAGAGAAGTTTCGATCTCGTGAAGGATATCCCGCTCGGGCAGCCTAACATCATCGGCCGGCCTGCACTCCCGAATCTGAGGGCCAAGAGCGCAAAGCTGATGGACAAGTCCATTGAGCTATCCGGCAAATCCGACTATTACGCCGACCGCGCCGAGGCAGCAGAGAGCAACAGCGCGATTTCCTCGGACGATCCGGCCGCGATCGATAAGCTCCGGGAGAAGGTCGAAAGGCTGGAAGCTGAGAGGGAACGGGTTAAGGCCTTTAATAAAGAGGCGAGGAAGAACGGAACCGAACCGGCGCCTTGGTACACCCTTCCGTATCTCGGCCGGGACATCAAGGCCGCAAAAGAGCGCATCACCAAGCTGGAGCGCGTCGACAGCATGCCTGCGGAGCAGATCCGGTTTGATGGCGGCGAGATCGAGAGCGACCCCACCACCAACCGGGTAATGATCCGCTTTGATGAACGGCAGGATGACGCCATGACGCAAAAGCTCAAATCGAACGGTTTTCGCTGGGCACCGTCGGTCAAGGCGTGGCAGCGGCTTCGCAGCCTGAACGCGCTGTATGCGGCTTGCCAGATCTGCGGGGTCAACTGGAAAGAACGCGGACAAGCATGAACCCGCATGATATTCCAGAGGACCCGATCATTCGCAATATGGAGCGCACAGGTTATCCGGACGGCAAGGAGCCGAGCTTCCCCCGTTGCCCTGTGTGTGGCGAGGAGACCGACACTTTTTACAAGAACAACGACGGCGATATCGTCGGCTGCGACAACTGCATTTCCACCGTCGACGCCTGGGATGAAACCGCCAACGAGAGGGGCCGAGAATGAATGATTGATCTGCATCCTACAACCTGCAATATCTGCGGAGGCAAGGTTATCTATACATCAAACGCTGCGGTATATGGCCGCGAATACGGAAGCGGCATGTGCTATCTCTGCACGAAGTGCGGGGCCTACGTTGGCACCCATGAACCGCGGCCGAGAGAAGCACTTGGGATTCTCTCCAACAAGGAGATGCGAAATATGAAGATGGCTTGCCACAGCCTTTTCGACGCCAGGTGGAAGGGCAAGCCGAGCAAAGGTAGCAGTCAAAATCCTCGCCGCAAGGCTTATCACTGGCTGTCTGAGCGGCTCGGTATCCCGGAAGAAGAATGCCACTTCGGGTATTTTGATGTGGATATGCTTCAAAAAGCGTATTCGCTGCTGAAGGAGGGCCTCGTATGAAGAATCCGCGTAAGCTGACCAGAAATCAGAAAATCCTTCTCAGCCAGATGGGCTATGATCCCAAAGCCTATGCCCTCGCACGGGAATTGGAGAACACCCTGATCTTGGTCCGCAAGGCCACCGGCGAAAGGCTTGTGGTTGAGAAATGATGAAGAGAGGATGACGTTATGAAAATACATACATCGGCAAAGGCCGAAAGCACCAGCTCCCCGGCTCCGGCGACCGCTCAAATGCGGAGACTGCGGAAGTCTCGGGGAAAGGCACGCAGAGCCAAGGGCGCAATAGTCATCGCGGCGCTGGCGCTTTGTTCCGGTATAATCTTCGGCGGCTTTACAACGAATACGGAAGCGGAGTCAAATAAAGCGACCTTCACCCCGACCGCAGAAACCGCTGCACCATTGGTAAAGTGCATCACCACTCAGGCGGCACAGCCAACGGAGCCTATCGCTCCGGAGCTCCCTGCGCTCCTATCCGGAGCTGCGGACCTTGACATCGACACCCAGCGGCAGATCTACGAGGTATGCGGAGAAGACGATCACTTGTTCTGCTGCGTCATGGCTATCGCAGACCAGGAGACTAAATTCGATACGGAAGCCGTCGGTGACGGAGGCCGGAGCATCGGCCTCATGCAGATCAATACCGCATGGCAGCAGGACAGGATTGACAGGCTCGGAATTACGGACCTTACAGATCCTGCGCAGAATGTAACGGTAGCCATTGATTACATAGCATGGTTGACAAACCACCTTGATTTAGGTGAAAGCCCCTACGAGAGCCACGCTCTATACATGGCCTACAACATGGGGCTAAAGGGCTCCAAGGATTGCGGCGCCGCCCAGACGGAATATAGTGTCGCGGCTCTGGATCTTTACCATGCCTACCTCACAGAAATGGAGGCGGCAAAGTGAAGATCGCGCTCAAGGGTGACACCCTTATGATCCGCGAAGCGGACAATGTGCAGTTCACCATCATTAAGTCGTGGAACAAGATGAGATGGAGCAGATCTACCCAGACTCTGACCGGCGTCGCTGACCTTGAATTGCTGGACAAGCTGTCCAGCATCGTAAAGCTGCCTCCTGCGGTCGAGGCGCGTCGGACAACACTCCACACCATTGCCGATGCGGTGGACAGAGAACGCATGAACGCCGATCCCGTCCCGTTCGCAAAATATCCGGTCAAGCTTCCCCTCTACCAGCACCAGGTGAGGGCCGCTAATATGTGCCTCCTCACCTTCGGATGGGAAGCTCCCGAACAGGCGGTGATCCGCAATGAGTAAAAAGCAAAGCAACCCCGGCGCTGGGATGGACTTCATTCTTTATCAGCTGAGCAGTCTCAAAGACAGCAGCGCCGAATTTGCAGCGGCTCCGGACTCCGATTCCATATGGCAGGATGATGTAGCCGCATTGGAGACGGCAATCAGCATTTTCAGCGCCCTGCAGGATGAAGGCTGCGGCAGCGTAGAGGAAGTCAAGGACATCCTGCACGATTACCGAAAACAGGCCGAAGAGCTCAAAGCTCTACGCCAGAAGTACGAATCAGCCGCCCGTCCTGTCTACACCGACGGAGTTTGGCATTGCCCGGCCTGTAACCACAGGATTGCACCGAGACACAGCTATTGTCATTGGTGCGGAAAAAAGATCGGAGGATGGTGAACATGATTCGAATTTTTGCAGATATGAACTGGACGGCAGTCATCGTCACCGCCATAGTTTGCAACACCATCCTCAGGGTAGCAGACCGCATCAAATACGTTGCCCGGATTTGGCTGGAAGGCTTGAAGACGGAGCTGGCTACTCAGCAGGAAATAAGCAGGAGGATGAAGCGATGAATGACCAAAGACAATTTAACTGGCGCACCCACGTAATTGCAATGGACTTCGACGGATGCCTTTGCCAGGACGATTATCCGGAAATAGGGAAACCAAATGAGGAAGTTATCAATGAGGCCATCCGCCTGAGAAACGCCGGAGCCTGCATCATTCTCTGGACATGCAGAGCGGGGGAAGAACTGGAGGCCGCAGTGGAGGCTTGCCGTAACTGGGGCCTGGAGTTTGACGCCATCAACGAAAACCCAAAATTCAGAATTGACCTTTACCATAACGACTGCCGCAAGGTCGGAGCTGATGAATACTGGGATGACCGTTCCGTGTTCATGGGAAGCCCAATGTGGAGGAACATCCGGGGTTCGTGCTGCATGAGCCGCAGCAGGGATAAAATCCGGCAGCTCATGGATGAAGCGATCCGTCCAGAAATCGAATTGGCAGAAAGGCTTGCCAAGAAAGTTGCAACCGGAGAAATAAACGAATGGTACGGCGTTGCCAAAATTCTTCAGGAAACCTTGGAAGATATGGAGTCGATGATGGCGGCACTGGATGAGCAGAATTTCGCTCATGATTGGTACCGGCTCGGCTATCAGGATGCAACAAAGAATGCCGCCTCGTGGGTGACTGACTTCATTCAGAGCATGCCAGATAGCCAAGAGGATAAAGCATGAAATCACACTGGCAGTTAGCCAAGGAAAGGGGCGTGGTTTAAAAATGACAGGAAACGAAGCGACCAGAAACGGAAAAGGATTCGGATTTCTGTTTGAATAGTTATGGGCTGTGGAAAAACGCTCACAGCCATAGCTGTAGCAGGTGCCGGGTACCAGATGGGCAAGATCAACAAGGTGCTGATTGTAGCGCCGACTTCGGTCTGCGCCGTCTGGCCCAAGGAATTTCAGGAATACGCAGATTTCAAGTACACCATCACCACACTGCTGGGCGAAAAGAACAAACGAATCAAGGCGCTGGACGATCTTGACCGATTTCCCTTCAAAGCCATGAAGGTGGCGGTGATCAACTACGAATCCACGTGGAGAGACGGCATCTTTGAACGCCTGCAGGAGTTTGACGCAGACCTTATCATCGCCGACGAGAGCCAGCGCATTAAAACACACGACGCTTCGCAGAGCAAGGCAATGCACAAGCTCGGCGACCAGGCCAGATACAAGATGATCCTTTCCGGTACCCCGGTACAGAACGAAGCAATCGACATATTCAGCCAGTACAGATTCCTTGACAGTACGATCTTTGGTCAGAACTTCTACGCCTTCAGAGGCCGCTATGCCGTCATGGGCGGGTTCAACCGCAAGCAGGTAATCGGGTACCGGGATCTGGACGGCCTTATCAAGAAGGAACACAGCATTGCATACCGCGTGACCAAGAACGAGGCCCTTGACCTTCCGGAACAGACCTTTGAAAACCGCTACATACAGTTCAACCCCAAAGAGAAACAGCTCTATGACCGCCTCAAGCGTGACAGCTTCGCGGATCTGGACGGCGGCGACAGAATCACAGCGACAACTGTTCTGACAAAGCTTCTCAGGCTCCAGCAACTCACGGGCGGGTTTCTCGTGGGAGACGAAGCGGACCGTCCGCAGCTGGTCAGCACCGGGAAACTGGATGCGCTGGAAGATATCCTTAACGATTATGTCCTCGAAGGGAAAAAGAAGCTTGTGATCTTCGCCCGGTTCATTCCGGAGGTACATGAAATCATACGCCTCGCAGAGAAAACGCTCGGCAAAGCCGGAATGAAAACCGTTGGTATTTACGGCGACGTCAAAAAAGAGCTGAGGGGCGATATCATCAAGCAATTCCAGGAGGACCCGAAAACAATGGTCTTTGTCGGCCAGATCGACACAGCTGGTACCGGTATCACCCTGACGGCAGCCGACACCTGCGTTTACTACAGCGTGAACTTCAATTACGCCACCTATAGTCAGAGCCTGTCCCGGATTCACAGAATCGGCCAGCATCACCCTTGCACCTACATTCACCTCATGGTAGAGGGGACCATTGATGAGATGCTCATGAAATCGCTGGCCAAGAAGGAAGACCTTGCAAAAACGGTGGTAGACACATGGAGGGAGTATTTCTGATGACGTGCAAAGAATTGATTGAATACCTGTCCGGGTTCGCTCCGGAGGAAGGCGTGGCCGCTTTGATTCTGGATCTGGAAAACAGGCAGGCGTACAAACCTAAAGCCTACCAGCTCATGTCCGGTGCCGATTTCCCTGTGCTTCTCCTTGAGCTGGGTGAGGCGTCGCCGCTGGATGAAATGGTCGAGCGGGTCGAGGAAGGAGGTGAGTTGGATGCAGGGACAGATGAAGCGTGAGGACTATAAGGCCGTCAAGCACATGGACAAAGAGCAGCTCACGGCCTATCTGGCTCGGGTGTACCGGCGCGGCTACGAGGCTGGGGTAAAGGCTCTCGCATCCGAGATGAAGAATGCCCCTCAAACCGAACGGGCAGGCGGTGCCGAGTCATGAAACAGATTATGCATCTTTGCTACAGCTGCGCCGAACGCATGGCTGAGGGGTTCAACGTAAAAAAGACCTCGGACAGCTCGGTTGACGAGAAATGCGAGTTCTGCAAGAAACGGTCATACCTGAATACCTACGAGGTCTCCTCCAAAAAGGGAGGCGGACAGGATGAATAAGCAGCCGCTCCCCTTTGCCATATACGACACGGCCGATGCGGATCTTCCCACTCTGCAAGAGATAGGCGACGCGCTGGAAAACTACAAGCCTCAGCCGTCACAATTCATAGCAGCCATTTGGAGAACCCTTCGGACCGTCAAAACATACAGCTCCTATCGGTTGATTGTCACGATACTGTCCCAGCCTCCAAAGGGCCGGCGCTGCATCGTTTCAAAGCTGGATGACGGATACCGCATTGAGAAGGGCTGCCTGTATGGTACGCAGCGCATTGATATCTGCCCCAACGCAGATAAGTGCCCGGGCGGGGTAACTGACGCCAGAGTTTGCGAGGACATATTTAGCCGCTTTAAGAGCAAGCACGGAATGTGCGGAAAGGAGGAATAGGCAGTGAAGCTTACTATATCAACCAAAATTCAATCCTTCACCATTGATCTTCCGGATGAGGAATGCGCAGAGCGTTTTCGTGAGCTGGTGGGCAATGTTATTTCTGCGAAGACTGCCCCAGGCAGCGTTGAGGAAGATGCGCCGGATATTCCTGTTGAAGACGAGCCTGAGCCTGAGCTTGAGGCAGAACCCGAACCCGAACCCATAGAGCAAGCGTTGCCTATTGTGGAGAAGCCGGTCCCACTTCGGCCCGCTCCAGTGCTGAGTAGCTATCACGAGCCAGCGTTGTATAAGGGATTTCTGTATATCAAGTGCCCAAAGTGCGGGGAAGCTCGGGGGTTTAACGCAAAGAACGAGATCGGCCGATACTATTGCAATTCCTGCGGTGCCTCGTGCGAGCTTCCGGCAGACCTTACGCCCCTCTTCGTGAACTGCGAATGCGGCCGACGCTTCAAGTACATGACAAACATCACGGAGGATCTCTTTGATATCCCTTGCTTAAACTGCGGAAGCCCCGTACCTGTTCAGTACAACCCCAGATCAAACTCCTATGAGACCATAGGGCGTGGACATAGGAAGAAGAAATGAGGGGAGGCACAATATGACGAATAAGGAAGCAACACAATATCTTGAAAAAATGATTTCTGACCGTTTCTTCGATGGGAATCATATGGCGCACAGCGCATTCAGGCTTGCACTATCCGCCCTTCGCGAGCAGGCGGAACGGGAGAACCCGAAGCCGCTGACGCTGGACGAGCTGTGGGGGATGGGCGGCCATCCGGTGTGGATCGTGGAATGCCCGGACTGGGGCCATTGGGAACTGTCTGCCGATGCGGAAGATTACCTTTGCGACCGCGACCCGGATTTCTATGGAATGAAGCACGATGATCCTGCTGGGAAGCACGGGCTTCATGCACTGGGCTGGCTTGCGTACCGCCGGCCGCCTGATGAAAGGAGTAAGGATAATGGAAAACCCTGATCTGAATGCAGATGAAAAAACTGCGCGACAGCTGCGAGAAATCGCAGACGCCTATGAACAAATGGGCGTTGATCATCTGCAGCGGGAAACAATGCGCACGGCCGCCGACCTGATCGAACACCTTACCGAGATCGAACTTGCAAATTGCAAAATCAAACGCTGCCTGGTTGAAAAGCTTACTCTTTCACAGCGCCGGGAGCAGGCGGCGGTGGCGGATCTGAAAGAGGCAGCTTCGGAGTTAACCGGAATTGGCACATGCGTTGTGTGCAAATTTGGACCGGAAGAGACTTTCGATGGTCCGCACTGCGGGAAATGTACGATGGGCAATTGCCAATTTGAATGGCGTGGCCCGCAGGGAGCAGAGGAGGATGAAGCAAAATGACAGTCATTATGCGGCTCAACACATGGGCGAATATGTGCGGGCACTTTTTCAACTGCTGCCTAACGCCCGGCTTTGAGGATAAGCCGGATGTGAACAACGGGTACAACTGCAACCACCCGGAGCAGGAAGAGGAACATGAAGGAGTTGGGTGCTGCTTCGCTCACTCCTGCCCAATGGCATATCCTGCGGACGGCGGCGACTGCAAGAAGTTCGGCGTTGACTGCGAGGATTGCGGAAACGAGGATTGTGAGTACGGCGAGGATATGATGGTCTGCGAGATACCTGACGACCAATTTGACGAGCGGTATATGTACCGAGAGGTACAGGCCGGGGAGGGATGAAATGAATACCATAACAGTCAAAAATCTTTCAACCTTTGCGGACTATTCAGCGGTGGCGAGAGTGGCCCGGCTTATGTCCGGAGATGAATACTATGCCACACATGAGCTCGGCATAGAGGTGGTTCGGATAACCCGCAGCGGGAATACCTACACCGTGCTCGACAAGGACAAGGAGGACTGCTCATGAACAGGTACGTTTGCCCAGTCTGTGGCCGGTTTTCCTATTCTTCCGTTCCACTTGAGGCGCAGGCTGACAATAGCTGCCCATATCCTTTCTGCGACGGTCACGTTATCCCTGCCCCTGAAGACCAAAAATGCCGCATCTGCGGCTGCACATGGGATCATGCCTGCCCCGGAGGCTGCTACTGGGTAGAACCTGACCTGTGCAGCCGGTGCGCCGGAGAGGTGGCCGACAATGTTTAGATATACCCGCAGAGATTATTCGACTGGCGAGGCATATACAGGCGATGCGTGGTTGAAGCCAATGAGCGGAGTTGTCTGTGGTGATGCCATTAAAAGGCTTGCACTTTATGAGGATATAGGCCTGCTACCCGGGGAAGTATCCGATCTGATGACAGCCAACGGTGAAAAGGAAGGATGCAAATATTGCAGCGGCAACACTTCCATCCCTCTTGAAACCGATGTGGGAAAAACACGGATAAAGGGCGACGAGCTGCAAAACTGCTACGGAGTATGCAAAATAAAATTCTGCCCTATGTGTGGGCGGAGGCTGAAGGGTGGAGAAAAGCATGAACGCTGACGAGATTGCGAAGGCACTGCGGTGCGACGTGGAGCAGGGCAACGAAGGCGGCTCACGGTGTTACCGCGAAGGTGAGGACTGCCGGGACTGTCCGAACTACTACGAGGGAGGCGACCACATCATGGCTATTGACGAGATGATGCTTGCCGCCGCCGACGCGATTGAGAGTCTGCAAGCCCAGCTCGCCGCCTCCCAGCGGCGGGAGAAGGCGGTGTTGGAGGATTTACATGGCTATTGCAAAGCGTGTATAAACGCCCCGAAAACGCTCACTTATGACGATCTCATAAAGCCGATTTGCCGGGAGTGCAACAAAGTTGTCAGGCAAAATTGGAAATGGCGCGGCCCTCAGGAGGCCGAACGATGACTGGGGCGCGGTACAGGCTCCAGCGGCGGGAATCAGTGGCCATGCCGAACATACTCGGCAATCACTCAATGCCGGTATATACCTACCGCTGGAAGGATATTGCGGTGTCTGACGATAAGGCGGCGCTGACAGACATTATGCCGCAGGGCGACAGATACCGCATTGAGGACACACGGCCGCAGGAGGCCGGGAAAGGAGCGGCGGAATGACAGTAAAAGAGTTTTCAGAGATCGTACAAGGTCCGATTGAGGTCAAAAGTGGTTATAACGGAAAGCTCTTATGCCGGGTTTACAATGACAAAAAACACAGCGCCATCTCGGAACGCGAAGTTACAACAGTTTGGCCGGAGATCAGGGCGACCAATGGCTTCGGGTACGACAGTTATGCAAGACCTGTTATCTGTGTATTTGTGCACGGCAGCAAGGAAGCCGCACTGGCCGAAAAGGAGAGTTGAAGACGATGGAAAGCAAAAACCTCTGCCCGTTCAAGAAACGGGTCCACAAGGAAACGAATCCCATGACCTGCGTAACCACAACTCATGAATGGTTCGAGGAATGTGCCAAAAAGCGGTGCATGGCTTATCGGAACGGCAAGTGCCTCCGCCTGGAGTGTGCAAATAACGGAAAGGATGGTTCATATGATCCTGCTTGACATGGTACGGGAGTACCAAACCCTGCTTGAGCGCAAGGACGAGCTTGCGGCTCAAACCAAAGACAACAATGCCGCCATCGAAGACCGCAAGGTAAAAATCGCGCAGCAGATGGTTGATGATGACTGCCCCCGCATTTCCAGCGGCGGTTATTCATTCAGCCTCGCACAGAAAACTATCTACAGCAAGCGGTCGGAAGAGGAAATCAAGGACAGCGGCATGGCGTTCTTCGATGTCCTGCGTGAAGAGGGCCTGGGCGACATCATCGTGGAGAAGGTAGATCCCCGCACCCTCCAGGCTACGATGAAATCCTACATAGAGGAAAACGGCGAGCTTTCCGAAGCGCTGGACAAGGTGGTCAAGGGCTTCGATACCGTCGACATTACCCGGCGAAAAGAAAGTGTGAAAATTGGAGGTAAAAAATCATGAGTGACTATGAGCAAATGGAAATGGACATGACCCTCAAGGCTGATCTGGACATCAAGGAGAATATCCTGACGGCGATCCACTTCACCAAGAACAAGATCGTGGGCGGCGACACACCCCCGGCCAAGGTTTGCAACCGGCACGAAGCTTACGGCATCGCCGCAGAAAACTTCTCCGCCCTGCAGGGCAGGGTCAAGGCTATCAAGGACAACATGGGCACTTTGCTTAATACCCTGCCCGATCCCAATTTCCCGGCGCTGGAGGCCGTCAGCGCCCTTTGCAACAGCACAACCGACGCCGCAGTGCAGGCGGTCCGCATGGCCGCCGAGATGCAGAGAACCCTGAATGACCTCTACATTGTGGAGCAGATGGGCAGTAGCAGCCCTACCCCGATGGATGAGCTGGTCGCTTCCGCTGATGATGACTTTGCCGAGGCTGAACCCGCCGAAGCCGAAAACGAATAATAGGAGGATATGAAAATGGCTAAGAAAACGGAACTTGCTGTGATGGACAGCTTTAAAATTGCAAATCGCTTTGAGGGCATGGACCCGGAACTGATGGCGGAGCTTCAGGACCAGATGGAAGATCTGGACAACGAGAGCGGTATTTCCTGCCGCATGGTCAAAATCCCTTCCGGAGGCGGTCTTGCCTACGAGGTGCAGGGCGACGATGAGGACGATGTCGAGTACATGAAGGAAGTCAGCGGCGTGATCGTCTTCACCCATCGCATGAACGCTTACTGGGAAAAGGAGTACGGCTCCGGTGACGACGGGGACAAGATCCCGGTCTGCTCCAGCATGGACGGGAAGGTTGGCATCCGCAACGATACCGGCGAAGTCTGCGACTGCGAGCATTGCCCCCTCAACGCTTACGGCACTGATATTAAGGGCGGCAAGGGTAAGGCCTGCAAGAATATGCGCCGGGTCTATATCATGATGGACAATGACCCGAACCTCTACCTCCTGACCGTCCCGCCCACGTCCATCAAGGATGTGAACAAGCAACTCGCCCGGATCATGGGCACTAAGGGCATCCCCTACACCGGTCTGATCGTTTCCTTCAAGCTTGAAAAGGCGACCAACGCCGGCGGCATCGCCTACAGCAAGGTAACCATCGAAAAGAAAGGCATCCTTCCTCCTTCAGCTTCCGGGATGGCCAAGGAGCTGCGCCGTCAGATCAAGGGCAAGTATACGGAAATGGCAATCACCTTGAACGACTATAACACGGTGACGCCGGCCGCTCATGATGCCGACGACCAGGAGCAAACCGATGAAGCGGCAAGCGAGGCTGAATTTTCAGAGGTCGCCCCGGCAGATGATCTGCCCTTCAAGGATTAAGCTGAGCAGGTTCAAAGAATTGCAATCGCGGGGGTACCGCAAGGTACCCCCGCATGACGGGAGCAGCCTATGGAAATATACAGCGAAAGGGCGGTGAGCGTGGATGACGGCAAAAAATGCGGTTGACCTGGACAGGATTGTCGATTATAAAGCGGAATACAGCGCCGTCATTGAGAAGCACAAGATCACCGGCGATAATCTCACTGGGTTATGCCCTTTTCACGAAGACAGGAACAACAGCTTCTCCGTTGACCTGAAGACCGGGCAATGGCACTGCTTCTCGGAGGACCGGGGCGGGAACTTCGTATCCTTCTGGGCGGAATATTACAAGGTGGACACCAAAGACGCCTACAAGGCCATTCTTGATAAATATGGCCTGAGTCAGGAGAGCCCCAAGGCGGCACGACCTCAAAAGGCCAGTGAGGCAGATCCGGCCATGGTTTCTTATACCGTCGGGCAGTATTCCTTCGAAAAGCGGCTGCCTGAAGACTTTCTGCAGGACACCTGCCATGTCAGCACGGGCAAGGAGCGGAACGGCACTACATTTCTCCGTATTCCGTATCTCGACATCAATGGCGAGGAATCTACCTTCAGAAAAAGGTTTGGAAACAAGGATTTCAGGTGGAAGTACGGCTCCAGCGGTAAAATCTGCCTCTATGGAGAATGGCACATCCCGGAAATTCGCAAAGTGGGTTATGCCGTCATGGTCGAGGGCGAATCAGATACCCAAAGCCTCTGGTATATGGGCATCCCTGCCGTTGGCGTGGCTGGAGCGTCCATGTTCAAGCCGCAGCAGGCAGACGTACTGCAGGATTTGAAGCTTTATATCCACAAGGAACCGGACAAGGGCGGGGAAACCTTTGTTGCAAAAGTCTGCAGCGGCTTAAAAGAGGGCGGATTCATCGGGGAAGCGTATCTCTGGAGCTGTGATCGGCTCGGTGTGAAGGACCCTTCCGACCTCTACATAAAGCACGGGCAGGAAGAAGCGGCAAGAATGATCCGGGAGGCGCTCGACGGTGCCGAGAAGATCGATCTCGATAAGGAGCAGGTCCCGGAGGCGATCACCGGCGCGCCAATTAATCTCCGGCAGCCAGAACACTGGCTCTATTCGGAAAAGGGCATCAGCATAATCGACGAAAAGAAGTTCACTCCGACCAGCGTCTGCAGAACGCCGATCATCCTGACACAGCGCCTGAAGAGCATGGAAACCGGTGATGAGAAGATGGAGATTGCCTTCAAACGAGACGACAAATGGAATACCGCCATCTACCCACGTTCCACGATCTTTTCCAGCCGGGCAATCACAGCGCTTGCGGACTTGGGGTGTACCATCACCAGCGAGAACGCCAAACAGGTGGTGCGGTTCCTGGGCGCATTGGAAGCGGAGAACATCGACATCATTCCAAAGGCCGATGCAACCGGCACGTTTGGATGGCAACCAGGCGGACGATTCCTCCCCGGCCGCGCGGAGGGGATCACGCTGGACATTGACCCTTCACAGCGCGGTATGGCGGCGGCTTATTGTCAAAATGGCACCTTCGAGAAGTGGATTGAGCACATGGCGCCTCACAGAGCAAGGGATAAGTTCAGGTTTATCCTTGCGGCCAGCTTCGCGGCTCCGCTTCTGCGAATCGTAAAGCAGAGGATCTTCTTCGTATATAACTGGGGCGGATCAAAGGGAGGCAAGACCGCTGCCCTAAAAGCGGCGCTCTCGGCGTGGGGCGACCCGGAACGGCTGATGGTGAATTTCAACGCCACGCAGGTCGGCCTCGAACGCACGGCGGCTTTTTATTGCGACCTACCTCTTGGCATCGATGAGCGGCAGCTCGCGGGGAACAATCAGGGGACGCTGGAGAAGGTCGTCTATATGATCGCGTCCGGCACAGGCAAAATCAGAGGCGCAAAGGGCGGCGGTCTTCAGACTACGCACCAATGGCGCACCATAGCTTTGGCAACCGGCGAAGAGCCGCTCAGTACGGACACAACGCAAACGGGTGTCAGCACCCGTGTGCTGGAAATATACGGCGGCCCATTCGAGAATGAGCAGGACGCAGGGCTGATGCATCAGCAGTCGGTCATGGACTGCGGCTGGGCCGGTCCCGCCTTTGTAGAACGCATCATCGGGCTTCACGAACGGCAAATCTGTGAAGCATATGAAAAGATGCAGAGTTATGTCCGGGCAATCAGCGAGGGGAAAAACGGGTCGCACATCTCCGGGATCTCGACGGTCGCACTGGCCGACGCCCTTATTGACAGCTGGTTCTTCGGTGGCTCAAAGGAAGAAACCCCCGTTCAAAATCCAGAGGCAAATTCGGAAACTCTGGAACCGTTGGGAATTACCCCGGAATCGTGGGCCAGAGCAAAGCGCATGGCGGCGAATATTCTCATTGACCAGGTGGAGAGTAACTCCATGGACGTCAACGAGAACGCGACGCAGTTCATAGTGGACTGGATACTGTCAAACAAGGCTTACTTCGGCACCAATGCCATAGGCACCTGCCTCGGCATGCTCTCCGAATCGGGGAACACGGTATACATATTTCCCTCAATGCTGAATCAGGCGCTGACGAAGGCCGGGTACTCACCGCGCAAGACCATGAAGTATCTATCGGAACAAGGGCTGATCTCATCCTATGCTGACAAGAACGGGAAGAAAACTTACTCGGTCATGCGTCGGTTTGGAAACCGCAGCTCCCGCTTTGTTGAGTTTTTTATTGGAAACTTATCCGAGAACAAAGATCCTATCGACGATATGGACGATATGGATGAATCCGAAGTCCCTGCAGGCTGGCAGCAGGACAAGCAGACCTCGATTTCAGAGTTTACCGAGCTTGATAGCAACGATGAAGAGCTTCCATTTTAACGCTAAATGCGTTTCACCTAATTTTAGGTGAAACGTTAGGTGAAACTTTTCCACATGGTGTGGAAGCCTTGCAAAATAAAGGCTTTTTAATATCTGTTTCACCTGTTTCACCTGTTTCACCTAATTTTATTGCATTCTGCAAATGCTGCACGATTCACGATTTTTTGTAAGTTGTGTAAAATTTCTAAAAAGAAGGTGTATTTCAAAAATTAGGTGAAACAGAAAAGCTGAGGCCCGGAACGCCCGCTGCGTCAAAGGAAAACTTTGTTTCACCTATTTTTGAGAGTAGGTGAAACAGACCCAGGATAGGGCCATGCAAAGGAGATGAAAACCGTGGACGAAATCGCAGAGAAGATCGCGACCTTCGAAAAGGCACTGGAAAGGCTCAAGGCGAATCGCGAAAAGGTCCCTATCGAGGATCTCCGGACTAAATACGCCAAATCGTACAATCAGCTGGTGGCGGAGGTTGAGAGCCTCGGGGAGTGGTACTGCACCGAATATTTCAACACTTTGAAATTTCCCACGCACCCGGGTGACAAGGCCGGGAATGAGTGGCTGGAGAAGAAGCTCGCCGCCATCAAGCAGGATGAGCGTAAGCCGGGTGGACTTTATGACCGGATGCGGTCCTCGCTTACCGAGCGGCAGGACATGGATCAGTTCCAAGACTTGCTTGGCAAACTGTATGAGCGCCTCTACAATGAAGCCTTTGACCCATATTGGCAGCGTCATAACAGATGGACCGGCAATCCGGGCAACCGCTGGATTTACAACGATATCCTAAAAGCCTTCTGGCTTCCCAGAAAGGAGAACCCAGAGTACGGCTATTGGATCGACAACAAATACAATCCCATCAATTACGCATTCACGCCTCACATCGGGGACGACCCGCAGAAAGAAGAGGCAGCTGAAAGTCAAACCGCAGAAACAGTATGAAAGGGGAACAGAAAATGGATACCAAAACACTGATTGCACGATTCGAGGCGGAGCTTGAGAAGGTTCAACGCCCTGGTATTGATAAGCTCATGGCCTATATCCGCAAAAGCGATTTTTACGAGGCTCCGGCCAGCACCAAGTACCACCTCTCCTGCGAGGGAGGGCTTCTCCAGCATAGCCTCAATGTTCTGGATGCGCTGCGGGGCAGCATGACCCCCACGCAAGACGGCCAGTGGGAATACCGGGCGGCCGGAAAGGTGATCGACACGATCCCGGATGATAGCGTAATCGTCATGGCTTTGCTTCACGATATTTGCAAGACATACTTCTACACGGTAAGCCTCCGCAACGCCAAGAACGAACAGACCGGCAAGTGGGAAAAGGTCCCGTTCTTCTCGGTCAAGGACAGAATGCCGCTCGGCCATGGCGACAAGAGCGTCATGATCATCAAGCAGTACATAGAGCTGAGCAACCGGGAGATGTACGCCATCTGGTGGCACATGGGATACACCGACACGCAGGATACTTTGGCTCTTGGAAACGCCATCGAAATGTGCCCCGCTGTCTGGGCACTCCACAATGCCGATATGATGGCAAGCCGTATGATGGAGGCTGATGCCGGCAACAAAGAGCCGTTCACTCAGGCCGACCGGGAGATGGAACCGGCGGCGGTTACGGATGAGCCCCCTTCAGACCATGCGGAGCCGGTCTTTGAGGAAGCGCCGTCCTATGGCTCTTAACGCTATCGCTATCCGGAAGCAGAGCCGCCGCCTTTCCCGATCGGAGATGATGGACTGGATCAAAAAGAAATCCGGGAAACCGATCAGCGCCGCAGACTTTGACAAGCTTATGCGGGAAGCGCTTCCCAAGGAGAGCTATTACCAAACCGCCGTCATGAAGTGGATACAGGAAGCCTACCCTTCGGCCTTCGTTTGGAAAGCAGCTGCAGGCCCATACAGCAGGCAGGGCATTCCGGATGTCTGCGCCATCATTGACGGCAGGTTTTACGGCTTCGAGATCAAGCGCCCCTTCATCGGGGAGCTATCCAAAATACAGGAAGAGACAATAAAAGCAATCCGGGCGGCTGGTGGAGCTGCTGCCGTGGTTTCCTTCCCGGAACAGGCAAAGAAGGTAATCGACAATGGAACCCCTTAAGGAGGTGCGAACATGAAAGACTTAAGTAAACTTGATAAATGCAGGTCGGACGAAAGAGATGAGATCGGCATGTACGGAAGCAGCAAAAACGGAAGCTTCGGCATCGAGGTTAATGGTCATCGGTTTTTCGTAATATCCGCTGTGGGCGATGATGGGTGGGAAGCCGTCAGCATCAGACCACTTGGCTTAGATCACTACCCGACCAAGGAAGATGTTGCCGCCATAAAGGACATGTTTTTCGAGGCGAACGAGGCTATAAGCACAATCAGCGTAGAGCTGTTTCGGCTGCCAGAGGCGTGGGGACGGTCATGAAAGAAAACCCTCGACTTAAACGCAGGAAGTAATTGGTTAGGGAGGATCAAAGCTGATGGCGAAAGATAAATCGCAAGATTACATAATTCGCATGGCTGCCGAGGCGGGGACAAAGGCCGCTCTCGAGGCTTATGCGAAAGAAAAGGAAAAGGAAAAAAAGCGGCGCTCTGATCGGCGGTTGCGCGACACTAAGCGGCTGATGAAAAATTACAGGGAAATCAAGATTCACGCCGGCGACGCTGTCACCTCGCTCACAGAGGTAGAAGCCGAGGATTACGATTTCTTCCAAAGGCTTATGGAAGACAAGCACGATGTTGATGTTGATGCTATCGTTTCATCAAAAGCCAAATCTGCCATTATGCTCGCTCACATTGATGCAATGTTGTCAGCATATCAGACGATTTGCATGTCATCCAAAAAGCCAGAGGAACAGCGAAGGTATCGTGTTCTTGAATCATTATGTCTGAAGGATAAGGAGGAGCAAGTATGGGATATCGCTGATCGTGAAAGCGTTGATGCGCGCACCATATACAGAGACTTTGATGCTGCCTGTGAAAAGATGAGTGCCTTACTTTTCGGAATACAATGGATTGAGCGGGACTAATGTCACAAACGTGTCTATGAATCGACGCGAAAACGGCTACAATCGATATTGTAAAATTTTAATCATACGCCAGCCGTCCTCTGCTCTGCAGGGGACGGTTATTTCTATGGATTGGAGGTTGTTTAACGACGATCTCGCGTTGCTCCTTTCGCGGGATTCCCGGCTCGGGCTGTTCGTTCGCCACCGGGCAGCAGCGGGTACGAAGTCTATGAGGAGCGCTTTCCATGGAAATAATGAAAATGAAGCTCTCGGAGCTTCGGCCGGCGCAGTACAATCCCCGCAAGGCGCTACGCCCTGGCGATCCTGCGTATGAAAAATTGAAGAATTCTATCCTCACCTTCGGCAACGTTGAGCCTATTGTGTGGAACCGCGCCACAGGGAATGTCGTGGGCGGTCACCAGCGGCTCAGTGTGCTGCTTGATCTTGGCATTGAGGAAAGCGAAGTCAGCGTGGTCGATCTGACCGAGGTCGAGGAAAAGCAGCTCAATATCGCGCTGAACAAGATCACTGGCGAATGGGACGAGGAGAAGCTCGTCATTCTGTTATCGGACATCACCGGCGAGGGAGCGGATGCAACTGTTACCGGATTCGATGAAAAGGAGCTGGAACTTCTGTTCGCCGAGCTGGCTGACGCAGATCTTGCCGAGGACAACTTTGACGTTGAAGCTGAGCTGCAGAAACCACCGATCACAAAGAGCGGAGATCTCTGGCTGCTTGGACAGCACCGGCTCGTATGCGGCGACAGCACGAAGAAAGAGACCTTCGATCTGCTGATGGATGGTAAGATGGCAAACCTTGTCGTTACCGATCCTCCGTACAATGTGGACTATGAGGGCGTGGCCGGCAAGTTCAAGAATGATCATATGGCAAGCGAAGCGTTCTACACCTTCCTGCTCGCGGCGTTCCAGAACACCGAAGCGGCGATGGCGCAGGACGCTTCTATCTATGTATTCCATGCCGATACGGAAGGGCTGAACTTCCGGAGAGCGTTTGCCGACGCAGGGTTTTACCTGTCCGGCACATGCATCTGGAAGAAGCAGAGCATTGTTATGGGGCGAAGCCCGTATCAGTGGCAGCATGAGCCTGTGCTATTCGGATGGAAGAGGAAGGGCAAGCACCAATGGTATTCAGACCGCAAGCAATCAACGATATGGGAGTTCGATAGACCAACTAAGAATCCGGATCACCCAACGATGAAGCCGGTGGATCTAATTGAACACCCGATTATTAATTCAAGCCTGACAAACTGCATTGTCCTTGACCCCTTCGGAGGCAGTGGTACAACACTGATCGCGTGCGAGCGTAGAAATAGAATCTGTTACACCGTTGAACTCGAAGAGAAGTTCTGTGATGTGATCGTTAAGCGCTTCATTGAGCATGCCGGATCAGATCAGGATGCCCGTGTGCTGCGCGATGGCAAGGAGTATGCCTACCGCGAGGCGCAGGGGTCCAAGGTACTGTGACGGGGGGGTGCCAAGGCTTGCGGGCTCGTCGACCCCGATTCTTGCGCAGTTACCGGGAAAATTTTTTCTTGGACTTTCCTTGTTGGGGCATAAAATCCCCCAAAATTGAGGAAAAAGCGAAGCGAAACGGCCGCGAAGGCAACTGATATTTGCCTGATATCCATGCAGAAAGGGAGTGAGTTTCTATGGCTACGCCGAAAAAAGAACCGGTCCAGGAAGAACCGGGATACTGTAAAACGTCGGTATTAGCAAACCTTTTTGACATAACAAGTCAATGGATAGGCCAGCTTACCCGCGACGGCGTGCTACGGAAGCACCAGACGAAAGCCGGGCCGCGCTATAACGTGGTCGAAGCCACGAGAGCTTATTGCAATTACCTTCGGAGCAAGGCGGCCGGGCGTGAAGATAAGGGCAACCCGGAAGCGGAGAACAGCAAGCTCAGCGCCGAGGTCAGACTAAAACAGGCCAAGGCGGACATTGCCGAGCTGGAGGTCAAGGAGCTGCAGGGCAAGATGCACCGCAGCGAGGACGTCGCGTCCATGACCGAAGATTTAATCTATTCCGTCCGCGGAATGCTGATCGCGCTTCCCGGTCGCCTGGCCGTCGACGTATCCAACATTTCCAGTCCTGCAGAAGCAGCCGACGTCATCCGCAAAGAGGTTTTCAAGATTATGGCGGAGATGGCCAATTACCGCTATGATCCTAAAAAGTACGAGGAGCGCGTCCGAGAGCGGCAGAACTGGGATGTGATGAACGGGCGTGACGAGGATGACGAGTAACAACGACGCCCTCCGGCTGAACATTGCAATTGCAAAAGCTCTGGCTGGCATGAAACCGCCCGAAGATTTGACCGTTACCAAATGGGCGGAGGATAACCGCCGTCTGTCCACCGAGAGCAGCGCCGAAACCGGGCCGTGGAGAGTAGATCGAACGCCGTACCTGCGCGATCCGCTGGATGCGTTCACCGACCCGAGGGTGCGGCGCATCATCCTTGTTTCCTCTTCTCAGATCGGCAAGTCTGAATTCGAGAACAACATCATCGGCTACATCATCGACGAGGACCCGAGCAGCATTCTCTTTGTGCATCCGACAACCATCGACGCCAAGGAATATTCAAAGCTCCGTATCGCGCCGATGATTCGAGATTGCCCTACGCTCCGCAGAAAAGTAGCCAGTCCCAAAAGCAGGGACAGCAACAACACCATTCTTCAGAAAACGTATCCCGGCGGCATCCTTACGATGTGCGGTTCCACAGAGGCCCACTCCCTGGCATCCAAGCCAATCCGTTATGTAATCGGCGATGAACGGGACCGCTGGTCTGTGTCGGCCGGCAAGGAGGGCGACCCGTGGAAGCTGGCCATGGCCCGGCAGATTACGTTTTACAACGCAAAAGCCGTGGAGGTTTCCACCCCCACCATCAAGGGCGCCAGCGCCATAGAAGATTCATTTGCCGAAGGCACGATGGAGCGCTGGTGTGTTCAGTGTCCGCATTGCGGCGGCTACCATGATATTCGCTTCGCTGATATCCGATTTGAAAAAGAAGAAAAGATCGTCAATCACAAGAAGCAATACAAGGTAACCGAGATCTGGTATGTCTGTCCGGAATGTGCCTGCGTATCCGAAGAACGGACAATGAAAAAGCAACCCGCCAAATGGATCGCGGAAAATCCGGACGCCTACGAACGGGGCGTCCGTTCTTTTTGGCTCAACTCCTTTATCAGTCCCTGGGCATCCTGGGAATCGACCATTTTGGAGTATCTTTACGCCATCGGAAGCTCGGCAAAAATGCAGGTCGTTTACAACACCCGCTTCGGTGAACTGTGGGAGGACCGCGGCGATCTGGAAGACGAGGACAGTTTTCTTAAACACCGCGAGGACTACGGCGAGCGCGAGGACGGCTCCCCTGTGGAGCTTCCGGAAGGCGTGCTCCTTTTGACCTGCGGCGTCGACACCCAGGATGACCGGCTCGAGTACGAGGTGATCGGCTGGGGCCATTTTGAAGAGAACTGGGGCATTCAGAAGGGCATCATCATGGGGCGGCCGGACGATCCCGCCGTGTGGGCACGGTTGGACGACGTGATTGATCATGTCTACCGGTTCCGTTGCGGCGCCGGTCTGCGCGTCTCAATCACATTCGTCGACGAGGGCGGCCACTTCACCCAGGCCGTCCGACTGCAATGCCGGGCGCGCCTCGGCAAAAAGGTGTTCGCCATCAAGGGCATGAATGGAGACGGCGTTCCTTATACGGCACCTCCGAAAAAGCAAAAGATCGTCGATGAACAGAAGGTGCAGATCGGTACCTGCTGGCAATACCAGCTCGGTGTCGACGCCGGCAAGCTGATCATCATGGACGATCTAAAAGTGAAAGAGCCGGGGGCGAAATACTGTCACTTTCCTAAGCGGGACGATTATGGTCCCGCTTTTTTTACCGGGCTGCTCTCCGAGCGGCTTGTTTATAAACCGGAGCACAAAAAACCGTGGCAATGGGAGAAAATCCCCGGCCACGAGCGAAACGAAGCGCTCGACTGCCGGAACTACGCGCTGGCGGCGTTCAAGGCGCTGCCGAAGGATCTGGACGCCACCGACAAGCGGCTCAAGGCGGCCAAAAACGAGGTGCAGCATATTTCGGCTGCGGTCCAGGCCCCGCAGGCCGAGCCCGCCCGAAAGAACGTCAAGAAAAAGCCCAAGCGCAGCGCACTCAAAAAATATTATGACGATTGGTAAGGAGTGATCCTGATGGCAGATAAAGTTGAACTTCAGGCGCGGCTGGATTTCTGGAAATCCGCGCTCTCGAAAAAGCGCGCCGCCTACCTGGCTTTGGTAGACGGCGGCGTAAAAAGCTACACGATTGATGACCGCTCTCTGACAAGCTTTGACCTCGATACCCTGCTTAACGAGATTGAGGAGGCCGAGCGCAAGGTCGACGAGCTCACGGCAATGGTGGCCGGGAGGAAGCCGAGAAAGGCTTTCGGCATCGTGCCGCGAAATTGGTAATGGGTACATGCCCGAAAGGGCTTTACCCCGGACGGCCCGTTGGAGTTTGCTCCTTTCGCCAACGGGCCGCCCGGTTATTTTATGATGATCGGAGGCGATAAGCATTGAGCAATCACAAAACAACCCGGCGCGCAAGTACCCCAAAAGCAAAAGGCTACAGCGAGGCAGGGGCAAGCGAGATCCGCCGGGCGCTCAAAGGATTTATAGCGCGCAGCGGATCGCCGAATGAGGATATCAACTGGAACAACGCAACGCTCCGGCAGCGCGGTCGGATGCTTTACATGGCGTCGCCGGTTGCTACATCCGCCATTAATACGAACCGGACGAAAGTCATCGGCACCGGACTCCAGTTTCAGAGTGCCGTCACTCGGGAACTCGTTGGTCTTTCCCCGGAGGAGGCCAAAGCGTGGCAGCAAACCACGGAAGCAGAATTCAGGTTGTGGGCCTCGAAAAAAGAAAACTGTGACGCGACCGGCGTCAACAACTTTGAGGGGATGCAGCAGCTTGCCCTGAAATCGTGGCTGATGAGCGGGGACGTGTTCCCGGTGATCAAGCGCGTTGACCCGAAGCCCACAAATCCCTATTCCCTGCGCTTGCATCTGATTGAGGCTGACCGGGTAAGCACTCCGATTGACTACGGCAGCACCGTCACGCCGTCGCCGCGTTTTACGGACGGCGTGAACCCGGACAATGGAAACAAAATTTATGACGGCGTTGAGGTTGACGCCAACGGCATGATCGTGGCCTATTACATCCGTAACACTTACCCCGGGCAGATCACCGGAGACCAAACGATGTGGACGCGAGTGGAGGCTTACGGTCGGAAAACCGGGCTTCCGAACATCCTGCACGTCATGGACAGCGAGCGGTGTGACCAGTATCGCGGCGTTACCTACCTCGCGCAGGTCATTGAACCCCTGTTGCAACTCCGCAGATACACCGAAAGTGAGCTCATGGCGGCGCTCGTCCAGTCCTTCTTCACTGCGTGGATCACGACGAAGACGGACCCGACTGACATTCCGTTGAATGAGACAGGCGGCGGCGACATTGTCGGCGTGCCCGGCGAGGAGCCGGAGAATGTTTCCGAGAGCCAAAACGAATATGAGATGGGGCCGGGTACCGTCGCTCACCTGGAGGACGGAGAGGATATCAAGTTTGGCAGTCCGAATGTGCCGACCACCGGATTTGAGAGCTTTGTCAAGACGATTTGCCGTCTTGTGGGCGCGGCGCTGGAACTCCCCTACGACGTGCTGATCAAGGAGTATAACAGCTCCTATTCGGCATCAAGGGCCGCGCTGCTGGAAGCCTGGGAGGCGTTCCGGATGCGCCGCAAGTGGTTCGTGGATGATTTCTGCCAGCCCGTTTATGAGATTTGGCTTGCCGAGGCCGTGGCCCTGGGGCGTATCAAGGCCCCGGGGTTTTTCGTTGATCCGCGTATTCGGGCAGCATGGTGCGGCGCACGCTGGATTGGTCCGGTGCAAGGGCAGCTTGATCCCAAGAAGGAGGCCGACGCTGCAGTCATTACGGTGAATAATGGCTTCAAAACACATGCCCAGGTTACGCGCGAAATGGGCGGCGGCGACTGGGACAGCAATGTGGAGCAGCTGCGGCTTGAGAATGAAAAGATCCGCGCGGCCGGCGGTGGCCAGGCAGCCGTTGACACAGTTTCAAAGGATGACCCGGATGACGATCCGGACGACGATCAGAATAGCGAAGGAGGCAAACAAACATGAGCATTCCGGCAAGAAAGGTGTTCGGACGCAAGCCAAGCACCGTAGCCGTAAACATCAAACGAGACTTTTACACGATGGCCTCCATGGATGGAGACAGCGCCGAGATTACTATGTACGGCGACATCGTTGAAGAGCAGCCGAGGGACTGGTGGACTGATGAGCCCGTTGAGGGGCAATACATTGTCGAGAGCGAATTCCTTGAGGACCTGAATGCCGTTGCAGGGTGCAAGAAGCTGACGATCCGCATGGACAGTCTCGGCGGAGACGCCGGTGTTTCCATCCTGATCCATAACCGGCTCCGTGAGCTGGCGGCGAACGGTACGGAGCTTATCTGTATCGTGGACGGTGTGGCCATGTCCGGCGGCTCTCTCATCATGTGCGCTTGTGACACGGTGCGCGTCAATCCGTCCAGCCTGGTCATGATCCACAAATGCTGGTGTCTCGTCTGGGGCGGATATAACGCCGACGAACTACGGCAGATGGCGAATTCAAACGACGCCTGGGATAAATCTCAGGTTGCAATCTATAAACGCAAATGCGGCCTCTCGGAGACCGTTATTGCCCACATGATGGCAGAGACAACCTACATGACCGGAAAAGAAGCCGTTGAAAAAGGCTTCGCAGACGAGCTCATGGAGGATGCCGAGCCTCTTAATATCGCAGCCAGCGCAGACGGGCGAAGCCTGTTTGTTCGTGGGCGCGAGATGCACCTGACGCCCGGCATGTTTGCGCCGGACAACATTCCTACGGTCAAGCCCGAGGCCTCGGCCCCGGTTGTGACAAATACAAAACAGCCGGCACAGACCGGCAGCCAGAATGGAGGAACAACCATGGCAAAAAACCTTGAAGAGCTTCGGAAGGAAAATCCGCAGCTCGCAGAACAGTTGATGGCCGAGGCCAGAGCTGCCGCATCTGCGCCGGCCTCCGCCGCAACGCCTGCGGTCACCACTACCCCCGCCACACAGCCCGCAACTCCCGCAGCACCCACGCAGCCCGCAGCTCCAAGCACTCCCGACCCCGTGGCCGCCGAGCGTCAGCGTCTTCAGGACATTGACAAGATGGCCAGCCTGTTCGACGCCGAAACCGTCAACGCTGCCAAGTACGGGGAAACCGCCTGCACGGCGCAGGAAATGGTATACCGCGCTGCGCAGAAAGCAGCCCAAAACGGAACGGCTTTTATGGCCGCAGCCAAAGAAGACTACCAGAAGTCCGGAGCGGCCGGCGTCGGTGCCGCTGTTCAGGAGGGCGATGATCCCTCTGGCGAAAAGGCCCCCGGCCAGCGCATGGCGGAGGCGAGAGCCGACGTAAAGGCGCTCTTCGGCAAGAAGGAGGAGAAGTAAAATGGCAAAGAATCTCTACAGCAAAATCGGCGAGATGGATTATGACGGGCTGATCACCAATATTATCCCGGCTATCCAGACCGCAGGCGGAACAGTCGCGAAGCTGACCGCGGCCGCGACTTATGTCCGCGGCACCGTGCTTGCAAAATCCACCACCAGCGGTAAGCTCTACATTCTCGGAACTGCAGCGGCAGAGGGCGACACCCTGACACCGGACTGCGTTCTCTGCGATGACGAAGACATCGGGACCAGCGCAGACGTACCCGTCGCGGTTTATACCGCAGGCTGCTTTGATCCGAATAAGGTCACAGTCCTTGATGGGTATACCATCACGGAGGCCAACAAAGACAAGCTGCGGGAGCGCGGCATCGTCTTCAAAGCGGCCTTCCCTGAAAACTGAAGGAGGTAAACCGAAATGGCAGCACAGCTTAATTTTTTCGATACCTACATCCTGATCGCGATTCACGAGGAGATCGTTCCTCCTGCGTCGTTCTTCAAGGACAGGTATTTCCCCACCGGCGCCGGCGATATTTTCGCGGCTGACAAGGTTCTCACCGAGTACCGCGACGGTGACCGGAGAATGGCGCCTTTCGTCGTGGAGCGCATCGGCGATATTCCCGTTGATCGCCGGGGCTACGCTATCCGCGAATACGAGCCGCCCTTCATCGCGCCGTCCCGCTTCCTGTCCGTCGATGACCTGCATAAGCGCGGCTTCGGCGAAGCACTGTATTCCGGCATGTCCCGGGCCGAGCGTGCCGCGCGCATTCAGATGCAGGATCTGACCGACCTCGAAAATCGGATTCTGCGCCGTGAAGAGTGGATGTGCGCTCAGACCATGATCAATAACGCCTGCACGATGCAGGAGTATATGGACGCCAACACTGTCGGAGGCAATAAATATGTCCAGTATTACGACACGACCAACGACGCATCCTACACCGTTTCCGCACAGTGGACGACCTGGGACGCGATGGAATCCGATGTGGTTGCAATGTGCGACTTACTGGCCAATCGGGGACTGCCCGTGAACGATCTGGTTCTCGGCTCAGCGGTTTGGCAGAAGGCGAAGAACTTCACCGGTCTCATCACCCTGCTGGATAATCGCCGTATCGAGCTCGGGCAGATCGCACCGCAGAATCGCTATCCCGGCGTGACGTGGGTCGGACGCCTGAACTTTGACGGCTACGATCTGGACATCTGGGTTGTGAAGGAGCAGTACGTCAATGAAAGCGGGGTAACCTCGCTCTACTTCCCCAACAAGAGCGCTATGGTGACGGCCCCGAACAGCGGCCATCTGATGTACGGGCAGGTAACCCAGATCGACTACGGAGCCACCGACTTTACGACTTATGCCGCGCGCCGCGTGCCCAAGTTCGTTGTCGACCAGCCCAATAACACCCGGAAGATCATTCTTCAGTCCCGGCCCCTGGCCGCGCCGCAGAATCGGTCCCCCTGGATTTATGCGGCCAACGTAGTTGCCTGACCGGCAGCACACACATGAAAGGAGATTCCAATGAAGCAGGTTAAAATCATCAACGGCATCTACGGTCACCGGCCGGACGGAGGCGTTGTTGTTCCCGTGTCCCCTGCAGACGGCGCAATCGAACTTTCGGACGAGGAAGCCGTACGGCTGATCAAGCTCGGCGTCGCCGCCATGGCGGGCGCGACGGAACTTCTGGAGGCTTTTCAGCTCTTTGGTACAGCCGTGAAAGCTGCCGCAGGCGACGATGCCAGAGAATCCGGCACCGGGGCCGTTGCAACGCCACAGGGCGGCGAGGCTGACGGCGAGGCTGGCGAGGATACGCCAGAGGAAAACGGCGGCGAAGAGGGCACACAGGACGCGCAGGCGAAACCCGGTTACAGCGTTGTCATGAAGGTCGACGAGCTTCGCACGCTCATGAATGAGTTTGGCGTTCCCTACCATGTCGGCATGACAAAGGCCGATATGGTAGCCGCGCTGGATGAATATTTCAGCGGCGGGGAGGATGACGGAGAATCGCCGCCAGCGCTCAACGCCGAGGAGCCGGTCACATGAGCGGCTTTAAGGACAAAGTGGCTGCCGACAATCTGAAGGTCTTTCTGGACGTCGACAAATTCGCCGAAAAGCGAACGGTCATTTACGACGAAGCCACCTACACGGATATTCCCGTTGTCCTCTCCGGCATCAAGGAGAAGGACCGGCGGCAGCTTGTTTCCGCTTCCGATCACGCGCAGGGGCTTTACCTTGTATCCTCCGTCCTTCACTGTGCGGCGGCGGACCTGGGCGGGGTCACTCCGGAGAAGGGCCAGCGTATCAAAATTAACGACGAGGAGGGCGGCGGATTCTTTCGGGAATTCTACGTCGCCTCCTCTGTCTGCGAGATCGGCATGCTGCGCGTTGAGCTGGAGGCGATTGATGAATGAGCACCGTATACTTCGACGAGGTCGGCGAGTACCATCTTGACCGCGTGACAAAGCTGCTGGCCGGTATCCCGGGCGGCGTCTACAAGGCAGTCGGCAGCGCGATCAAAAGGTCGGCGCAGCACGGTCTGACGGTCGGCATGAAGATCGTTTCGGAAGAATACGCCATCGGGCAAGGCGAACTCAAAAACCGCACGAAGCATATTAACACCGTTGTCAAAGACAGCGGCGGCTCCTACGAAGTAACCTTCGGATATCGTGGCAATGTGATCCCGCTAATTCACTTCGATACCAAGATTGATACTAGCGGCCGCATTGCCACGCGCGTTCTTCGTAGCAATGCGCGGCAACTTCTCGACCATGCCTTTACCGCCCATGTCGGAGCGCATACCGGCGTGTTCGAACGTGAAACGAAGGAACGAACGCCGATCAAGGAGCTATTCGGGCCGTCGGCTGTTCAGGCGTTCTACGCGCATGAGGAAACGGTGGACAAGATGGACAAAGAGATCGGCAAAACCTACGAAGCGCGCATTGAGCACGAGATCACGCGCGTCCTCAATGGATGGGGAGGGTAAACGATGACCAAAAACGCATTGCTCGACGCACTGGCAACCGTCACCGAAGAAGTGACCTGTGACCTGATTATGCCGATCTGTATGCAAAAAGGCGATTCGGAGCAGCAGTACAGAGCCGCCGAGGTTTACAAGATGCGCCTCCCGGACAGCAAAGCCGCCAAAAAAAAGGCTCCGTATATCCTTCACCAGATCATCACAACCAAAGACGAGCAGCCACAGGGCGAAAGTGTGGCCGCGACAGCGACCGTCCGCTCCATCTTCTGCGTCTATAACGACGATGAACAGGAGGGCGGCCTGATGCTGCTCAATCTCATGGAGCGGCTGCGCATCAGCCTGCTTCGGCGGGTCGTGATCGACAGGCGTTTTCAGCTTGACCTTCAGGCCGGGCTTGAATCGCTTATCTATCCGGACGACACCGCGCCATACTATGCCGGGGAAATGTCCTCCGTTTGGAAGCTCCCGGCAGTTGAAAGAGAGGTGCCATCACTCAATGGCTACTAAGAAAGAAACCGAGCCTGCGGTCGTTGAGGCCGCAGAGGAAGAAACCGTTGTGGAAACCAGAAAGGCAGCTCCTCCAAAGACCGCGAAAGCGACTGCGGAGAGCTGCCGTTTTAGCGTCTACCTCGGTCCTTCCATTCGAGGGGTGATTCAGCACGGTACCATTCTAACCGGTACAAAGGAAGAGGCTCTTGCTTCTATCTCTTACGCCGTTGAGAAGTTCCCGCTGATCGCCTCCCTCGTGGTACCCGACGAAACCATCGCCGAGGACCGCGTAAAGGTCAAATCGCCCGGCAATCTCCTGTACGTCAATTACAGGAAGCTGGCCTCCGGGCAGAAATCAAAATAAGGAGGAAATCTAAATGGCTAATCATGGCGTTTATGTGTCCGAGCAGGCAACGAGCGTCAGCACCCCTGTGGTTGCCGATTCCGGCATTCCGTTTGTCATCGGTACCGCGCCCGTGCAGAGCGCCGAATCTCCCGCCTCCGCCGGCACCCCCGTACTTTGTACGAGTTGGGATGAGGCAGTGGAAAAG